TGACCGCTGCATGAGCTTGCGATGAGCTACAAAAGGGGAGTCCTCGATTGTCCTAGCCGCCTTGGAAATCAGGAACTCCTCCGGAGGTACGTTCTCAATCCGTACAGAACCACTCTTGTTTGTGCGCTTTACCGTAACGTCATACGATGGAGCCATTACCGGCATACCCATCATATCCACGCCAGCAGGAACCATCTCGACCTTCTGGTTTACTACGGCAAGAGACTCATCAGACAGCAGCATGACCAATTCATCTTCAGTCAGGCTCTGGTATTTCTCTTTAATAACATCTTCTCTGGCATCCCAGTACGACTTAACGATACCAACCTTCTCAAGCAGGGCATCCTTAAACCAGTTGTGCAGGATCAGTAGACCTTCGTTCTCACGATAGAACACCCAGTTACAGTAATCTGTGGCCTGTTTAGCAGACTCCTCATCTTCAGCAGTCTTAGGCTCAAAGTAGACAATATCCTCTGTTGTCGTAAAGACACGGATAAGTTGTGGCAATGCACCATCGATAGCCTCAGCTACCTCGCCGGTTACGATCTGGCTGCGACCTTCTACCTCGTTACCATACGGATTGCGGAGATAGTAATCTAGCGCCTTACGACGCTCCTCAACGGTCTCTGTCTCAATGTATCCGATAGAGTCATCAATCTCAGATTCGACGATGCTCTTGATCTGGCCTTCATCCATCTTCATAGCAAGCCCTTACAGGAATTTTGCTTATTATACAACCCATTTTGCGTTAATAGGCAAGTCTGAAGACCACGAACTATCGCTCTCGTCAAGTCCTATTGCTAGGTATCTGAAGGCATCTGAGTAATGGCTAGACCAGTCGTGCAACGGCTTATCGTAGAAGACCTGCTGCTTCTCGTTATATTCCCTACGATAGTTGCGTAGAGCATCAAGTCCAGCCTTGGTTTTGTGGTCAAACCAGCAACGTGGCAATATCCTACGAACGGCTTGTATTCCATCGGCTACAGACAATCTAGGCGCAACCGTAATCTCAAGCCCAGCCTCGTTAAGAACCTCCTTGCGGCTCTTGCCAGTGCCTAGCTCCCTTACCTCCACATCGTGCGGGAGTATCTGTGCAAAGCCCTCGTACTTATTGTCCCTGAGCCACGATACATACCAGTCCAGACCGACTCCGTGATTCTCAATGCAGTCGATAAGCCTAACTTCCTTCCCAGCTAGCTGGCAGACCCAAAGGCAAGTAGAATCGCCCATACCAAGATCCCAAGCAACAAAAGACCGGCAAAGATCATCCCGGTCAATAGTCGTGATCCTAGACTTGGCTTCGAGATCGTTAATAATCTGCCCAAAATAGCTCCCTTCCACGGGGCTTGAGAAGCTGCATTCAAACTCCTGAAAATACTTGTCTTCGCCCATTTCCTGACGAGAAGACCAGAGTTCCTTCTCAGGGATAATCTGAGTTTGGGAAGCCTTGAACTCAATCAGCGCCCAGTCTTCAGTTTTCTCAGCCCTGTCACGCAAGTCCTTAAAATGGTTATTGCCTTTGGGAGTGCCAATGAACAATGCCCATCCAAGACGATCAGCTAGGGCAGGACGAAGAATCTCGTTCCAAATCTTAGGATTCATATCGCCAACTTCGTCTAGCACTACTCCATCGTAGTACCCACCTCGTAGCGAATCTGGGTTTTCTGCGCCATATAGCGAAATCCTACGTCCCCAGAAATCTACCCGAAGCTCAGATATATTAGCCACCGCACCTAGCGGCCTTGTGTACTTAACTAAATAATCAAAGGCAATTCTTTTAGCTTGGGCATAAGTTGGCGCGACATAGGCGTATCTAGGAGCCTCTAGCTGGCACTCTATAGCCTGTTTGACGATCTGGTTAATGGCTGCAACAGTCTTGCCGAACCGCCTGTGCATAACTCCAACAACGAAGCGGTTATTGTCTAACGCCTCATGCAGAGTTAGTTGATGCTCCCTCGGCTTGTAAGGGATTTCGATTACTTCTGCCATGTAACCACGTGCTGCTGAGGAGCGCCATCAAGCCCTGTTACCTCAGTCCTAGCTAGCTTAGGGATATGGTACTCGGAGAGCTTCTGGATAATGTCCAATGCCTTATGAGGATCCTTATCAGCTACCTCATTAAGCCATCTATCCATGTTAGGAGCATTGCGCTCTAGTAGCTCTGCAATAGCCTCTCTGACCTTACCAGTGGCCTTGTTAGGCATTCCTTTAGGTCTACCCGGCCCCGCTAGTCCTTTGCCGATTTCTGGCGTTTTAAAATCGCTATCTGTTTCCATAATTGCATTATCCTTTGGATGTCATGCTTACTTCTTTGGTTTCTTTTCTTTGTTGTTATTTAAAAGCAAACCTAATGGCAATGGAGAACCACCCATAGCTAACAAGTTTGCCTCATTTATCCTTGCTGGATCAAAAGCAGCAAATCGAGACCTTATTTGGCTTGGATCAAATGTAACAGCAACTCCCATTTCATCTCTATAAACACCTTTATTCCCATAACTTCTAAATCTATCAATTGTTTCTTTGTCAAATTTAGGTATTCTTGTATGAGACTCTGATTTAATTAGTAAAGGCAAAACATTTGGCGAGCTTTCCATACCAAAGGCTTGCGCTCTATTTTTTAATCCAGCTTCTTCTGCGTATTTTGAGCCTGTTTTTGGATTATTAGTAGAAAAAACACCTTCAATTATTTTTGTTTTTTTAGGATCAAAAGCATCAATAAATGGCACATCAGTTCCATGATACATGGTCATATCGTAACCTAATGCTCTAGCCCTATCCATTGCCGTATTGTTTGGCGGCAATCCAAGCATCTCAGTTGCGTTCTTTTGCGCTATCTCGTTAGCTATTTCAAATTCTGTTTTCTTCTCGCCTTTTCCAACTCTCTGGAAACCACTACGGAGAGAGCCTTTAGGGGCAACTCCAACAGCAGAGCCACCAAATGTACTTAAGGCAGTATTTAGTGTTTCCTCTGGAGTAACTTGTCTCCCTTGCATTGCAACATAAGGCGAAACAAAAGCCTTTGCAAGATCATAAATAAACTGTGGAGCAATAAGCCCCTGCGTAGAGCTATAACGAGGAAGAATACTTAACCGTTCATCCATTGGAACCATGCCAAAAGTCTTTTGTGCCTCTTGCTCAACTGGCGTTAGTAGTCCCATAAAATGCCTCGTATATATCCGGTCTGTTAGCCTTTATCCACTCTCGTGGTTCTTCATGGCATTTCTCAAAGTCTGTTCCTACTGTCTGGCTTCCTGCGTGATGAACATAAGCCCTTGATACGAAATGCTCAAACCCTGCTTTTTGCAGGTCATGGCATATTATATTATCGGAATACCAATTCGTGCTAGGGAACTTAGCCGCGTCCCATGCCTTCTTGCTAATGGTAGCAAATATGGGTGCTATGACTCCTGTGGGCTTAATGTAGAACTCGCTTTCCCACTTTAACCCGACTCGCTCATCTTCCTCTACCGGAAACCTAATGTTCTGATCAGGCAATACATAATCCGATCTAGCACCCAAGAATCCGACATTTACGCCGTTTGATTCCAGAATTTCCGAATCATTCTTCATTACATCTATGGCACTAGGTGTTATAACAACGTCATCGTTAGAGACAATTACTGATTTATAACGTCCATGCTCAAAGGCATAATCTATTGCTGTATTGTAAGCATCGCCAAAGTTAGTCGCATCGTTTGGCCTCCATACCAAGTTAGGCAAGATACTCTTAGCCTTATGCCAAAGATCTAAGCTGTTGCCAAATAGGTATACAGGCATCGTAGGCGCATAAACTCTAATGCTTTCAAGCAATATCGTTACGCCGGGATTTTTTACCGTACAGATAACTATAGCTTGCACAATGTCACCTTCATTGAGTCTACAGCTCGTGGGGTTCTCAGGATTTCCTCATCAGAAACGCCCTTCTCAGACATTCCTGAGCCTAATTCAGACAGCTTAAACTGAAGCTCTGCCAATCTAAAGCCAGATTCCCAACCTAAATACCAGCACCACTCGGTATAGTACAGCCAGCTATTCTCGTTAAAAGCACGTACGTGCGTAGGATCTTGCCAAGCACCTAAACTTAGCTCATACGGTACGGATATAACGAACTCACCACCGACTTTAAGTAAGTCTCGGCAATTCTTCATGGCACTAATTAAATCAGGAATATGCTCTAAAACGTCATTTGCGACGATTTTTTCAAACATCTCAGGCTTAATCTTGATCTGTCCGAACCGGGTTTCTACTAACTCACCCCATTGAACCTTAGATATGTCGCAACACCAGTCAGGTTTAACCCTAGCCTGTATGTCTGAGTTTAGACAATCCTCTCTCCAGTCTTTGCCGGAGCCTAGATTTAATATCATTTTTTCTTATTTCTAGCGGAAATAGCTGCTGCTTTCTTCTTGGCATCTGCCTTACTGCTAGCACCCCATGCCTTTAGGGATAACAGTAGGCGCGTAGGTTCACCGTTAGGCTTCTTCTCTGGGCCGGGCATATTGCCCATACGAGCTAGGAAACTAGCCCTTCTAGGATTGTCTCCTGACTTAACTGGAGCTTTTAGGTCAGAGCCGGGATTAGCAGCCTCATAAGACTTACGTCCCTTCTCATTAAGACCGCCTTTAGGATTCTTGCCAGCTTTCTTAGTCCAAGCCGCTGCCATTATTCTTCATCCTCGTCTTCTTCTTCGTCATATTCCATCTTTGCCATTTTGAGCATGGTCTTTTGCTTCTCAGTCATAGCCTTGGTCACAGGCCCTCCAATTAACCACGCAGAACAAGTACGATCCGCAGCACACTTAAACTCGAAAAGCTCACAGTAGCCTAAATCAGCCTCATCTACGACCTCATTCGCATAAGTCTCAGCGTCTGATTCCTCACCCTGAATGCCCTTGATAATACATTCCATCATCTCAGGAGTCTGAATAAATGCAGCACAGTTACCGCAGCGCATTGTCTGTGCATTGTCTGGAGTCGTAGCCCATTCCTCAGCACGTTTATCCCAGAAGTCTTCAGGTTCCTCTGGGTTAGCCGGGCCATAGCCTACATTCTTAAAAGCCCAATCCCTA